GACCCACCCAGCGTCTTGCCGGGCATAAGGGGTACCATCAGAGGGTGCTTCCTCTACGTCGCCTGTACTGCCCGATACGAGCTCCCAGGAGCCGTCTGATCTGGCGTACTGATTGCCGTCCGAGGGCGCGTCCTCGAGCTTGTCGTCAAGGGTAGTCTGGAGGCCGTCAATGTTGGCAATGGTGTGGTTATGGCTGTCATCGACCACGGACATAGAGCCATCAATGTTGACAATGATGTCTCCGTAGTTACCGGGGTCCAGAGTAGTGCCGCCGGGGTTGCTACCTTGGGTGTCGCCGCTCTCCACGCTGACCATACGGTCGTCAATCTCCTGAAGAGACTTGAAAAGCTGGTCAACAGAGTTGTTCAAACCCTGAGAAGTCACGCGGGAGCCAGCACCAAAGGTCACAACACGGTTGTTTATGTCTTGGGACCGCTGAATCTCGTAGATTTCTCCACTTCCAAGGGTAAACGCAGGCATGGGGTACGAGGTACCGCTAGCATCGATGACCGTTTGAGTCGCAGTGTCCCCAACCGTGGTCGTTTTGATGGCCTGGTTGAGGGTAATAAGTGTTTCATCAATAATATAAGGATCATACCAATTTTTCCAGGTCACATCAGCAACGGCGGTTCCGTCACCAAGCGTTGCGTAGCGATACAGGAAGATTAGCTGACTCTTATGGCTTCGTGTACCGTCAATACCGGAGATATTGCCGTACCCGTAAGATGCAGCAGAGGTGCTGTATGCTTGGGAAAGGATGATTGAGTCGTTTTGATTAGGCATTTAGCCTCCTATCAAGGTAGATCTGCAATAAATGACACACGACGTTCCAGCTGTTCGTCAAACGCGACGTCAAACATCGCGTCACGCCCGCTGCAGGCAGTGGCCATAGCAAAGAGAACCGAGACAGCGTCGTCCCGGTCATGATATCGTCCGACGTACTCAGTCTTGTTCACAGTAAGGTGCCAAGTATCGTCGCTACTCTTATAAATGATATCAAATGATCGAATATAACCAGCTCTAGGCTTACGACCTACGCGGCGAGTTGCAGTTGCAGTGCCTTGAAGGTCTACGCCAATAATAATTTTATCCCCGTTATCATCAAGGATAAGATCGTTGTTTCCATCACGAAGAAATTCGTAAATAAAAGCCATATAGGGCTCCTTATTTTTAAGTTAAAGACCTACCTCAGTTCTCACCGAGGAAGGACCAGTCGTCAGCTCGTGCTGTGAAGTTTCAAGTAAAATTTAATCAAAAAATAGGGGAGTCTCAGCCTAAGCTAAGACTCCCCGTATTGAGAGAGAACACTTACCGAACAAAGCCACTGGACTTGCCAGTAAATCTGCCCTTGAGTTCTATTTGCGTAATGTTAACTGGTGCGGGGTAATCACTTACAATAAATATTCTTGTATCAGCGCTAAAACCCATAATCTTACTAAAAGTCTCACCGCGCGTCTCGTACAGAGGTAGCGGTACATCAAATCCTGAGGTGTACTGTAGGGCGTCGAGCTCTTGTGGAGTGAACATCATAGTAGTACTACGGCGTCCATTAATATCTTTCTCCACTCGGTAGTTTCCGGTGTTGAAGTGCTGCGTACCCATGGTACGGAGACTAACAATACCTTCAATCATGTTCTGTCTTTCATCACGTAGATATTGAGGCGAAAGCTCGATAGTCATGGTGTAGCTCGTGCCTACGACGTACCGCCTGTAATCGTAGGTCACATCACCTGGGAAGGTGACGGTCACTGTGCCGTTGGTAATGTCTACGTTCTCAGGGAGGATCTCATAGACCTCTCCGGAACCCGGATCACCCTCCTGAGGCATCACATAGATGAACTCAGGGTTAAGATTAAAGAACTTAGGCACCACCATAGTGGAGGTGTCTGTATTGATGTCGTATGTCACCGTGCCCTCGTCGTAGGGCCCACCCACGTACACCTGCTGATCGAGCAGCGGGACGGAGTGGTCCTCTTCACGGAACTTCTGGAAGCCTAGGTGGTAGCGGTAGCCTTCACCGTCAGCCTGCCGGGTGACATAGTAGATGTCGTTGTCAAACGACTCCATGAACTCAATATCGTTTCTAAACACATACCGGAAGAAAGCATTCTGAGAGACCTTGCCTCCGGAATATCTATTAGTATAAACATACATATACTTGCGGTTGTCCTTGTCCAACATAAGGATGCTGTCGTACCCAGGCACCACGGTAACGTGACCATAGTTAGTGGGGAGATAGTCCGGGGCGTTGAGCGAGGTCTCGATGGCCTGGTTAACAGACACCGTAGCGTCGTTAAAGTAGATGTAGGTCCGTCGAGGTGCGAAGAAATAGATCTGTGAGCCGAGGAGGATGGGGTTAACCAGGGACGCCGTCGAGTAGAAGGCGGTGGGAGAGACCTCTGCGTTAAGCGGGGAGATCCGGTTCTCCGATCCCTTGAGTGTGAACTGGATGTCCGACTCGGTGTTGATGAAAAGGTACTGCTGGAAGGGAGTCATCGTGGAGACAGGTGCGTACTTGTTAGTAGACAGCCTGACGTCGATGGGGTCCGTTGCCTGCACGGTCGAGGGATCCTCAACCCAGAAATCACTGAAGTCACCGGTGCGACTAGAGAAGACGTTGTCACCCACAGACATAAACAGGCGGTCTCGAAAGAACGCCATGCTCTGGATAGGTGCCTGGATGCCGTCCTTGTAACAGGCGGGGCCTGGGTTAGTCAGGAGGGTACCAGCGTAACGCTGCTCAAGTGCAAAGTTATTCAGGGAGAAAGTCTCTACCTGAGTGGTCTCATCAAACGATTCGATCTTAACAATCTTAGGGAAGCGGTCTGCGTCCAGGACTGAGTACTCAAAGGGAGTACGCACTCGCTTGACGTAGGGCTTCTGATCTGCATTCCGGATGATGTAGAACCCAGGGGGCTCTCCAGCATAGGAGTTCTCTAAATTATAAACTTTACCAGTACCGCCAACCGTGCGACCGTTCTGTCCAACACCCAGCTCATCCGGGTACAGGGCATTGAGCACGGAGTGACTGACCCCTGCCTCGTTTGGCTTGTTCAGACCATCAGCGAAGTTACCAGTAGAGGTATCGTTAATGTCTGACTCATCGGGAGGGAACTGGAACTCGCTGAAGTCATCCAGCGCAGAACCCAGGTAAGCCTTGGAGGTCTCAGGGTAATCCCAGTCTTCAACGGGAATGAACTTAGCCAGCGCACCACCGTCGGTCTCGCTTCGGAGAGCAAAGTGGGCGTGGTCCTGTCCGGAGCCACCGTCGTCGTAGGCTGGCACACCGGGCACGTTCTCAAGATCAGCCACACCCTCTCGGGTACAGTTAAAGATAAGAACCGTATCGTCCAGGAGCTCATCACTGCCGTTGACAAAGGGGACCAGATTAGGGAAGTCCGTAGACGTGTATCCCCAGTCGGTGATGTCAGTCCCTGCGGGCACCAACGAGAAGACCTGGTCATTCTTAATGTAGAACTTACTGTTGATATAGATAGAAGCCTGACCAGCGGGGTCCACCGGAGTGGTGGTGAAGTAGGTCATCTTCTGTCCCTCTACATCGAGAGGGTTACCAGCGAGGAACTCGCCGTCCATGCCGATCTTAGTCCACTGGCTGTTGTCCTCGTCGTAGACGGAGGTGTACCCAGCGTATACATTAGAGTTGAGCAGGATCAGCTGAGGTCCAATCGTAATAGCCTTGAGAGCACGGGGCAGACCTTCGGCGTAACCGTAGGTTAAATACTCGTGCATGTCAGAGGCGTCCACGTCACACTTGTAGAACCCAGTGCTGGTGGTACGGTAGATATTGAAATATGTTGAGGCATCCGTGGAAGCGTAGTCAACGCTCACAAGATACCGCTGGTCGTCCGAGACGGAGAACCAGTAGAAGAACAGGTCAGCGTTAGCCGACGTGGAACCAAGGTCAAGTTGGGCCAGAGGATCTGAGTCCAGCGTGTCAAAGGCGGGCGTAGTGTAGCGCCGCACAAACTCCATAGGAGCTCTCTTTTCAACACTGCGCTCAAGAGTGACCAGGGCATTGTCCAGGTTCTCGGCTTCGTTTACGGCTCGCTTAGTAGGGGCCTGTCTACCAACTCCGCCGCTAAGGCTGGGGATGGACAGACGTACATTCCCCTTGGGGTAGCGAGCACGAGGATCTTTGGTAGGCATTATCAGCTCCCGTCACCAGGGGCTCTCCAGTACCGGAGCTGCTCTGAGCTAGTGCGAGCGCGTCGGTTCTGGGAAGCTTGGAAAGCATTGTTCTGCATGAATAGAGTGTTATAACTTTTACTACGGACGTCAGCACCCTTGGCCTTAGCGCCGTAGTACTGCTCAATCTGGGCCAGGTAGTTGTCAACAGCGCCGTCGCCCTGCGAGAGCATCTGATACTGCCGAGCAGCCTGCATTGTGATGTCCTTCTGAATGGGAGTGTCCATGTCAACCCATTCAACCTTGAGGATAACCTCAGCGTTGTACTCCTGGGAGGGAGTAAAAACACGAGTGCCATCAGTAAGGTTATAGAAGTAAGCTGCGCCTGCTTCCCAGCCACGGGTAGTGACTCGGGCGTAGGTCATGTCGTCACGAACCGTGTCCACAGGAGTGACAAGCTCAGCGCTCATCGTATCAGCTGGGAGGTAGATAATGCCTTGAGAATCAGCGGTGATCGTGCGAATAGTAATGTTGTTTGCCAGACCTCGGGCTTGTGCATCGAGTGTCTTCTGGTCGAGGATGGTCTCCGCGATTGAAGTATCGACACCACTGGAGCCTTCAAGGTCAGACACGGGGGACTCGCCGGCGTGGAGCAACATCTCGTTGACGGCTTGGAGTCTAGTGTAAGCACCCATAAGTGGTATCCTTATTATGGTTTATAATCAAAAAAGAAATCCGGGACTCCCAATGAAGGGAGCCCCAGAGACGGGGGTCTTCAGACGCCTAGATAGCAGCGCCCTGCCATGGAAGGCAGCACAAGACAGGGACCGGGATCTCTCCCGGCCCCCGCTAGATATTGATCACCTACTCTCTGTTTGCTATGGGGCTAAATTATAAAGCCATATGCGTTACAGAGAGTTGTCATCAGCCGTTAGCATACTCAGCGGTGAAGCCGTATGCGCTCAGAGCAGCAGCGCGCTTCGCTGCGGTCGTCCCACCGGCGAGGGCGCCAGTGTAGACCACCGACGCGCACTCAGGACGGAGGACGCCCGTACCACCCATAACCGAAGCCACGGTGAAGACGGAGTTACGTCGGATGTCGTCAACGGTGTCGACCTTGAGGCCGGTCTTGTTGAGCGAGGCAACGCAGCCCTTCTGCCAGATGAGAGCACCGACGTTCGAGAAGTCACCATTATAACGGGCTTCGCCGATTTCCATCGAGCCATCAGTGGTGGAGTGATCCTTACCGATGATGTGGGTCGTCTTGACGATCGTCACACCCATGTAGGTAAGGGTATCGGAGAGGCTGTTCATGCCCATCTGGAGGCCAGCACCGAGGCCACCGGCCTCAGCGACGCCACCGAAGTAGGGGCGACCAGCGCCACCGGTGAGGTCAGCAACTTCGCGGGCCACGCCGAGGGCGCGGATGTCCTGGAAGGTGCGGGGGGAGACGGCACAGTAGACGCCTTCCGCAGGAGCGTTGATCTCCTGGAGATGGATCATGAAGTCTTCGAGCGCCTTGAGGAGCGCAAGCGCAGCCGAAGCACGCGCGGGCTCGTTGGTGCCGGTGCCGAGGTTGGCAAGGGCGGGGTCGTAGTTGGTGTCGAAGACGGGCGCGTCCGCCAGGGTGTTACGCCAGACCGAGTTGGTGGCGTTGGCCGCAAGGCGGGGATCCGTAGGGATCAGGATCTCGCCGGCAGCGCGGGCAATGAAGGAACCGACCTGCGAGTCACGGGCGTTAGCCAGGGTCTGGCCAGCCTGTCGCGCGAGCTCCGAACGGAACTCCCACTGCGTGATCATGAGGTCAATGTTGTCGAGTTCAAAGTGCGACGCGATGGGACGCGCATCGAGCGAGACCGCGAAGGTCTTGGAGCTCGAATCGTCGATACCACCGATGAGCTCTTCACCCGCACCCCAGGCAGCCTTCATTGCGACGGTGCCGGTGATGGGGAATTCCATGACGCGGCCGGAAGCGATGCTTCGGCTGTCAACCATGGGCTCGAACATTCGATACTGGTCAAAGGCGCGCATTACTTCGCCAGACCAGATAGGAAGCCAAAGCTTGTCAGTACCGCCACTAGTCTGACCACCAGTGGTGGGCAGCACAGAAGCGGCAGTAGCACGGCCATACATACTTGCGGAATTAAAAGGAACGTTATCAGCCATAGCTGAATTCTCACTTATGTAAGTAGTTTATTGAATCATGAACAAAGGTGTGCGTCGGTTTAGACTACCGCGCATCTGATGATGTAGAGGATTGTCCGTGAGGCCACGGGTCCTTGTCCTAACTAGCGCCTTAGCGGAGGTTTGACATATCAGTCAGCGCGACTCGAGCTTCTACTTCTGCACGGTACTTAGGATCGCCCGCATACTTGGGGTCACCCATGGCCGTATACATCTCGGTCTTGCTACCGTAGCCCGTCATACCTTGTCGCCCAGCAGGGTTAGTGGCGTAACGGGGAGCTTCCTTAGGCTCTGCAGCCTTGGGAGCATTGGCGGCAGCCCGGTCATACATAGCGGCCAAGCCCAACAGCGTTGCCTCACTGGTTGGGGACGCGAGCCCAGCGTTGATAGCTCCACGCTGTTCAACACTCAGGTTCTTCGCGGCCCAATCAAAGATGCCGTTGAGGCGGTCCTTGCCACCCACGATTTCTTCAGCCTTAGAAAATTGCTGCTGCATCGTGGCGCGGTGGCCTTGGACCATGGAGTTAATGAGGCTCGCGGGGATGCCACGTTCAGTGAGGGCGGCGCGGGATTCATCAGTAATGTCACCCTTAGCCATAATCTCCTGAACATAGCTCTGCATCTCCGCGTCGGAGATGAGTTCCTTGGGAGCCTCGGGCTCCGGTTCAGGCTCGGGCATCTCAGGAACCCGAAGCTCATCCACCGGCGCCTTGACTTCTTCAGCGGGGGTTTCCTCCTGCACAGGAGCCTCCACTGCGTCAGCCGCGGGCTGGTGGAACTGCTTCTCAAGTTCCGTGTATGCCTTTGCCATAGCTTCTACATTAACAGAGCCGTCTTCCTGTCGGAACTTCTCAGGCACCTGGCCCATAGCGGCGGCGCCTTCGGCAGCCATCTGGGCGTTGTACTCTGGGGTTCCAGGAACGGCGGGGGCCGGGGTCTCAACTTCCGGCGTGGGGTTTTCTTCAGACATGGTAAGTATTCTCCGTTAGGGGTTTAATATCTATATCACTTCTTCTTCTTGAGAAGACGCACGAACTGTGCACACCGAGCCAGTCGTGTCAGTCTGCGAGGGACAAAGCTCGATAATAGCCAGCTTCTGGTACTTCGAGAGAAGACCAAAGGCAGCCTTCAGATCAGCAGCAACAGTCTTGTTGCCCCAGTCAAAGTACTGGTACTCAGCGTCACGGGCAGCGAGGGTGTTGTGCAGCTCACCAGAGGTGTTGCACACGATCTCACCGTCAACCGCAAGGCTAGCGTCATCGTCAGTGTTATCAATACCAATCTGCTTACGAGCCACGAAGTCCGAGCCGTTAGCAAAGAGGGAGATAGCCAGAGAAACGCCAGGCTCGTCACGCATAGCAAGCATGACCGCACCGCCGCTGACGACGATGGTAAAGAGCGTGTCAGCCGCAGCCGAGAGGAGGCGGAGATACTCAGCCTCATTCGCGACGGCGAACGTGTTGGAAACCTGGTCGGCAAGATCAGCGGCAGCCGCAAGGGCAGTAGCTGTGGTCTCGTTGAGAGCTTGCAGAGCAGCTTCTTCTGCTGCATAGGGAGCGCGGGCCGAACCGGGGACGCTCGCAAAGTTAAATTCGTTAGCCATTATTTCTTCCTTCTGCGTCCACCAGATCCCTGGCGTGCGCGGTTCTTAGATCTAGCTTCGAGAACAGTGCCGCCGCCACGCTTGTGGCTGACATCTTTACCGTCGCCGTTACCATACGTGCCTCGGCGCCTGTTCTCTTTGTTAAGCTCCGAGCGGTACTTCCGCCGGGAGTTAGTCTTGTGATACTTTGTGTTATATTTATTCTTCTTTTTACGCGCCTCAGGGTTGTCCCTGTAATAACTGGCGCTCTTACTCATTGCCACTAAGCACCTCCCGGAGGCATCCCGCCTCCCTGTACGGGAGCACCGCCACCGGTCATGACTTGTTCCATGACCTGCGGAGCCATGCCTTGGACGGCAGCGCCGGCAGCCTGTGCTGCTCCAGCACCGAGGCCCTGGGCTACGCCCTGACCAACAGCACCCTGCGTTGCCATCTCCTGCTCAGCCTTCATCATCTTCATCTTCTCTTCTTCAAGCTCCTCTGCGCTACGCACCCAGTTACGAGAGTCAAAGCCAAGGGAACTGATTAGAGCCTTGCCATACTCTTCCCACTTGAAGTGCTGAGCAGCCTGCTCTGGGAGGTTACGAACCATCTCGCCCATCTGCATGAGCTTCTGGAGCTGGCTGTCCTGGGACAGGGCCTGAAGTCCAGTAATGATATCAAGACTAATGCGACCTTCTTCAAAGAACTCTGATTCGAGGGCTTCGTCCATTGTCCCATCGCTAACCATGTTGTAGATAGCACGCTTCACGGTGGGGACTAGGAGGTCACGAGCGATAGCCGAAAAGGCACCACCCAGGACGTTTTCCAGTTCCTGACCCTGCATGCGAACCTCTGTTGCTGTAACACGCTCAGCCTGTCGAGTGACTCCGCCCTGCATGAGGAAGGATTCGCTGACAGATTGCCGCATGGTAGCGACAGCGGACTGCATCTGCTGGATCTGAGGTGCCATGGTCTCGGCAGGAGTAATGACGTACGTGTCTTCACGACGCGCAGCCACCCACTCACCGTTCTGTGAATCAGCGAGATCGCTGAGCTCAGTAACTCCGGTAGGACTAACACCCATAAAGAACGTGCTAGCCGCAGCCATGCTGTCAATCAGCGACTGGGTGTACGTCTCGAGGGTTTGAATGTCTCCATAGATCTCTTCAACCTTGGAGCGTCCGTAGTTTTCACTGGTAACAGAGGACCAGCGCAGCACTGCATAGGGGAAGACTTCGTAGACACCTTCTTCGATGAAGTTACCTTCGCTGTCTTCCTTGTTGGCCTGCCACGTGCCGTCTTCAAGCATAACGTAGCGACAGTACACGGTCTTGAAGCCAGGCCGTTCCCACATCCCTGCACCGTAGATGGTGTCAGAGTAAGCGGGGATATCAGCCATGTCCTCGGGAACGAACTCGATGTGCACGAGCTCAATAAGTTCGCCGACCACGTCCCGCATAACGCAGTAGTGATCAAGACGAATAGTTCTAAAGGTGTAATCATCCATCAGCTTCACACAGGAATCTCCAACCACAATCAGTGACTGAAGAGCCTGGAAGAAACTGTCCCGGATGTTTTTACTTGCAAGCTTACTATAGATTTGACCTGCAAGGGCGTCTAGCATAAGCTGCGCCTCGGGTGCCGCCTCGACTCCATCCTTCATAGACAGCCCGAAGAACGGGAGGTCGTTGAGGGGAATGAGAGCCGACAGCATACGAGACGCAAGGTTAGTCACACCCTTACTAGCCACGGACGAATACGGGTTGGGAAGACTAATGTCCTCCGACCAGTCTTCGGGCGGAAGCAGCCTGGGGATGGTGAGCGATGCGTTGACCCGACCTCGGTCGAGCTGTCCACGTCGCTGCTGATCCATCTCTGAAAAGCGTTCCGCGATTGTCTTATCGGGATCGCCGTACATTATTCAGGCCTCTTTCCTTGGCCCTGCCCTTGGGCAAGACTGTTATAAAAATCAATAGTGATGTCGTTGTCCTGTTCCTCCTCGGCATTCATAACAGCCTCGGAGTTAGCAGTGATGTTAGACTCAAGCTGCTGCAGCGCAGCGCCCTCGTTCTCACGGACACGCTCCTGGCGGGCAATCTCTGCCTGCTCACGTGCAACTCGCTTGTCTTCCATCTCGTTCATCATAGTCATCTGGCGTTCTTCTGAAGCATCCCGATACTCTCGGTCCGCAGCATTCATGGCGGCGTAGTCGGGGCCTTCAGGGATAGAAATGTTACCTGCACCCATTGAGTGCTCCTTATTCTGGTCTGCCGTCCGCCAGATCAACGCCACGTACCTTCTTCTTCCTGGTACCGACTTCAGTCAGGCTGGCTTGTTGCTTCTTAAGAGTGCTTTCCGCAATCCTCTCGGAGTCACGGATAGAACTCACTTGTTCTGCAATAGATTCTTCACGCTTCTTCCGGCCAATCTGCTGAGTGGCTCGAGCTTCGCGTTCCATAGTGTTGGCCAGGTCCGTGCGGTTCTGGTTCTCCATCCCAGACCTTTCGTTAGCGCCTTCGTAGGCACCAGAGAAAGTCTGAGCGAAACCATCGCGGACTCTGGACATCATCTCTTCATTAAAGTTATTAAGATCCTTCATGCCGGTAGAGTCCATGAAAGCGTAGAGGTCGGAGCCTCCACCGATGATGTCGTTCAAGACGAGAGCATCGATGTCATCCCTGCCGGCTCTGTTACCGAGAGCCTCGTACTCATCGAAGCCTGCCTGCCCACCGATTGCATCGTTGAGATCAAGGAAGGCCTGACGAGATTCTCTATACTCTGGGTTCTCATTGAGGTACCTGTTACGCTGTACCTCATTAGTGAGATCATAGCCCTGGGCTGCGGCGGCTTGGAGACCATAGAGCAAAGAACTAGGCATGTCGCCTTCGTACCCACGCTCCCTAAGAAACTCCAGCTTACTGTCAGCGTTGGGATCAACCGAGCCCTCCATGTTGGAGTAGCCCATGCCCAGCTGTTCGTAGCTGCTGCCGTTGCCGTACTGCTCAGCGTAAGCGTTGCGTCGCTCTGCAACCTTGGCATCGAACAAGTCATAAAACTTATCGATATCAGGATCAAGGAGCTCGGCCCCGGTCGTGTTGAAGTTAACATCTGAACCCAGACGCTTACCAGCTTCGGCAGATTCCTTGAGCTTGTTACGTGCTCGACGGAATCCCTGGATGCGACGGTCGAAGTTAGCCTTGGCTTCAGCAGTGCTGCTTACCCGGTCAGACTTGCCCATCTTACCCAGCTCTTTAATAGCCTCGCCTCGTAGGAGGTCAGAGTTTTCAACAGCGTCAGTGACAAAAGCAGCACGGACATCTTCCATGTTTGCATCAGTCCACTTGCGCTGCTCAGCATCCATGAACTCCATGGCTTTGCCACCGAGCTTGGATGCGTGCATGCCCATCTTCTCCGTTATCGTATTCATACGAGGAGTGATGGGATCGTTGAGGTAGGACTTGGTTCCAAGGAAGCCGGCCTTCTTTACAAAGGGAGCAAAGCCTTTCTGAAAGTCCAAGTCCGAATTGAAGTTAGGTCCACCTCGAAATACGTTGTCAGAGAATTGGGACATAATTTATTCCTTTGTCAAAGACTTGAGAATGACGAGCAGCTCAAGCTGGCCCGCTCTCTTCAGTGCTCTTTCCATCAGACTTTCCTTGTCGTCGGCGCTTTCCAGTTCCAGCGGGGCGATCTTCCCCTCCAGGTACCGAATCACTTCCGGGTGCACGGTTGGTCTCTGCATTTTCGAGCTCCTCAAGTCGTTGAATAATATCCATCAATAGAAGTTT